CCGGCAAAAATCTATGTGTTCAGCCGCCGGTTGACGATCTGGCGCGGTGATCAAGAGGTTGCAGGCTCTGGCACGACCGCTTATGCGTGGTTTATTTGGGAAGCTGATCATCACGATGACCCGGTTGTTCGGTGGCTGACATGACCCACGATGAAGCCATGCGGCTAGCAAAGCAGGAATATCGGCGCTCGATATTAGAGGGCTTGGGCATTTTTATGATCGCAGAGGCGTGGGACATTCAGCCTTGGGCGGTTACACAATATGGGGGTCATGGAGCGCTTACAGAGGGCTGGTTGCTGGAGCAAATGGCCATGCAAATTAGGGAGATGAATAGTGGATCGGACGAAATGGCCGCAACCGTGCATTATTTGCGGCGCAAAGCATGAGCAGTTATGGGGCAGCTGGGTCATCTTGGGCAGTGGCAAGCTTGTGTGTGCCAACGACAAATGCTGGCGTGAAGCTGTCAAACAAAACATAGGGGTTACTTATGAGCGAAATGACAGAGACACAAATTGAAGATTGGCAAAACACGCTGGGCGTTTTTACAAAATGGGATCGAAAGTTGCCGGGATTTGGTGTGCGACGGCAGACAGAAAATGGATGCACATCATATATAATGAAGCTGAGAGTACGCGGTAAGCAAAAACTAATCACGTTAGGCCGGGTAGGGATTTTGACGTTGCCTGAAGCGCGAGCGCAAGCAGTCGGCTTGTTGAGGCAAAATTATAAGGATAATTTATATTGGCCATTGCCAAATCGCGAACCACCACACTTGACATCGTATCGGATCGAAAAACTTGTGCGCGAACGAATCATTGATGAATTGGCAGAAAATGAAATGAAATTTTTTTGGAAAAGAAACCACAGATAGCTAAGAAGATATCTGTTAGATATCCAAACCAAAGAGTGATTGTTTAAGAACAAAGATATCTGCTGGCAAAGAAAGGATTTTAACGATGACAAAAAATCTGTCAAGTGACTTTGTTGATCCTCAACAAATTCAACAGCTTACAAAGCGTGTAGCTAAGATGGCGAATCACCACTATCGAAGCGCGATTGACCGGCGCCAGACAGATAGCTTTGCTGAACGAGAGCAAAAGGTGTTCAAGCGGTTGCGCCCACTGATGGGTGAACAGAGCTATAAAGACGAGCGGATGCGATTTTGGGGGATGCACAGGCTTCAACAGCAACAGTTTATTGAGCATTGGGAGATAGAGTTTGAACGTAGAAGAGCTACATAATCTGATCGTCAGTGCAGCAGAGACAGATAGGCGATTGCCACCAGCTATTCGTAAGCAGAAGATGGCAGCATGGCCGGATGTCATAAATGACTGGCATGGTTACGGATGGACGCAGCTAGGTGAGACAGTGTTGAGGCCAACATCAGAGCAAATAGATTCCTATGACAAAGCCATTCGCATCGTATTACAAGCCACAGAGGAAGATAGACGCCTGATATGGGCTGTGGCGCATAGCGCGGCGTTCAAAGCGCGTGGCGCGGCTTGGACAAAGCTGGCACGGATGATGAGGCTTGGCCGTGATGGCCGGGTGGTAAAGCGCAGATATTTGGATGCGTTAGTGCGGTTGCACTACCATGTCTCACACTGAGACATAACCCCCTAAGGGATAGTGTCTCACACTGAGACATAGTTTTTGTTGCCAACTGCATGAAAATAGTTCATAGTCCGATAAACTGGCGCTATATATGGTTGCAGCATGCAACCTAGCCACAATATCAGGGCATATTATGAGAAAGTTTCAGCCGTCCCTTGTTGATTGGGACGAGATCAAACAGCGTGTGCAGGCGGGGGAGAGCTATAGTAGCGTAGCTAAGGACTACGATGTGTCACGCCAAGCAATTACAAAGCGGTGTAAAAAAGAGGGTTGGATCAGTGATCGGCCAATTACTACTGCTGTTCGCAGGCAGTTGCAGCGGCGCAACCAAGCGCAACGACGTGCAACTACGCAACCAGTTGCGGTGCAACCAGCTAAACCAGTCGAAGCTAAGCCAAGCGCTTCAGTGGCTGTCAGGGCTGACAGGAAGGCAGCGGTCCTTGATCTGCTTAGAGATGGAGTGCCGAAGGTACATGCAGCGCAGGCCGTCGGTGTGCATGAGAACACGCTGCTCAGATGGTTGAACGAGGACGCTGAGTTCAGTGGTGAGGTACGCGCCGCAGAAAGCGCGGCGGTCGCTCTCAGGGTGCAGCGGATCGGTCGTGCTGGCGAAAAAGACTGGCGCGCAGACAGCTGGTATTTAGAACGCACCCAGCGCGCGACGTTCGGCGCCGACGCTGGCAAGAGCGGGGGCATAGCTGTCCAGATCAACATCGTGCGTGACGGCGAAGCTGATATCGTAGACGTTACGCCAGCGGCGCAGGGATAGCCGGGCAGGCATCGCGACCCGCCCCCAGCCAGCGCCCCACAGGGCCAGCTGTCGCGGCGACGTAGACGTTATATAAACACGCACCCGCCCAGCAAATTAAAAGGATATCAGGTTGCATGAGCGAGTTTGCTAGACGAATGATGGCGCAGAAGCTGATGGCTGAGAGCCGTGACGATCCGTTCAGCGACAGCCAGTTTTTCACTGGGCTTGGCTCTGCTTTGCTTGGCGAGGATGATGTAAGAGATCGCGGCACGATACTGCCGGTTGGGCGCTCACCAGAGGGTAACTTGGTGCCAGCTTTCCCAGAGTTTGTCACAGGTTTGGCGCAGGGCGTCAGAGATGCGGCGCAGACTGTTGGCCGCGCTATGCAGGGCGATCCAAGATATATACCTGTTGACGGCAAGCTTCCTGATCAGGTGGTTGATGAAATAGCAAATCTTGGGCTGACATTTGGCGGCGCTGGTGTGACAGGGGCTAATTTACTGCGGGGGAGCATCCCAGAGGGTGCTATAGGTATCTTTGCTGGTCAGCGTGCTAAAAACTTTCCTGTCGCGACAGAAGCGCAACAAAAAAGCCAAAATATACTGCAAGAGCAAGATCAGCTGATAAATGAGTATCGCTCAATAAGCAATGAGCTAACAAAAGGGCGCATGGCGTTAGGCGATGAGACGACTGATAAGCTGGTAGTCCAGCGTGACGAAATCGCAGACAAGCTAGATCAGAACACATCTGAATTAGGCAAACTTGAGGCGCAGTCTATTGATGAGCTAGAAAAACGGTTTGCTGCTACTGATGAAAAAACATTTTTCAGAGAGACAGACAGAGATTTCGACAAGGGGCTGTTTAAGCTGCCGGACAATCAGTTTAGGTTTGAAATTGATGACCGGCCTGCAACGATCAAGATAGATATTGATGATGATGCTGACGCGCTTGAGAGTCATATAACAAGTGATGCTTTAGAGCGCGTGTTGCCTAACACAGAACGAGGTGTTTCAAAGAAATTAAGTGATTTTTTAGATCACGATGAGTTGTTTGAAAATTATCCTCAATTAAAGGATTATGAAACTGTTATCATATTTGACCCAAAAAATAATTCGCGAGGAAGTTTCAGTCCTAGCCGAAAAAGAATTACCATAAATATTGGTGATATGCGCCCATTGGGTGATGGCGCTGTGTCAGGCGCGAGTTTAAAGAGGCAAATCAAATCAACTTTAGTGCATGAAATACAACATGCGGTACAGGAGATTGAGGGATTTGCGAGAGGCTACAGCCCGCAGTACAGCGGCACACAGCCAGTTATACAAGCCATTAGAAACAATGAAGATATTTTAAAGAACACAAGAGCCGCAGAAATAAACTACGAAACAGCAAGAGCGGAGCTTGTCAATTTATCTGATGCTGAACGGATAAAATATTATGAGGATATGGCAACCAGAGACAGCTTTCAGCCGCGAAGATTGTTCAATCAGGCTAATTGGTATAAATACGGCGATCAGATACGGCGAGAGTTGTCGGATGAGCTAGGATATTCTTATAACAAGCGAAAAAGCGCAGATAGAGAACGCTGGATAGCGGCGGCTTTTGCAAAACTTGCAAAATATGAACGCGCAGAATCTATGGGCGGCGCAGCTTTAGCTGACAGATTAACCATGAAACAAATCAAAAGCGAATATGGAAAACGAAAACGATTTGCCGACAAAAATTATGCAGACTTCGCAAGGGCAAGAAATGCTCGCTTTGCTTTAGATAAGCTCCGCAACGATCCGCGTTACGACATCAACAATCCAAATTTGCAATATAATGTATACCTTGACAGTTTAGGGGAAGCAGAGCCACGCGCTGTACAGGCAAGGGCAGAGCCGATAGGGTCAACCCCATATGGCCGCATGTATTTCCCACCCGGACAGTTTGAAGAAAACTTTATGGAAAACGCGCCGCCATTCGGCTTGCAAAATACTTTGCGGCAAGAGGGCGGGTTTTTTAAAGAATAATGGCGCAGAAAGTTATTAATCTTGAATACACGCCGCAACCAAAGCAAGCGTTGCTTCACAAATGCAAGGCAAAGCAGATATTGTTTGGCGGGGCCGCTGGTGGCGGCAAGTCACATAGTGGCCGCTGGGACATCATAGGCTTTTGTTTGGAAAACCCCGGCTTGCAGGCGTTTATATTCAGACGTAGCTTGCCGGAGCTTGATGGCAACCACATACAGCCGCTGAAAAAAGAACTGCCGGTTGAGCTTGGCAGTTTTAATGAAACGCGCAAGCGCTATGAGTTTTACAACGGCTCAAGCATACAGTTTCAGTATTTAGAGCGCGACAGCGACTGTGATCGCATCCAAGGACAAGAGGTGCATATCGCGCTGGTTGATGAGGCGGGTCAGTTTACGCCGTATCAGCTGGGCTACATCAAATCGCGTATGCGGCTTGGCAACTTTGAGCCAAAGCAAAAAGAGTATTTGCCGCGACTGGTGATGACAGC